AGGAGGAGCTCTGCTTCGACGAGTACGTGCGTCGCCGCGTCGCCACCACCCATGCCGTTGAGGTTCTGGACCGCGGTATCCCAGGCCAGATACCGGGCGCGATACACCTCGATCGAGAGGTGGGCATACCCGACGAGCACATCGATGTCAATCGTCAGCTGCTCTTCTGTAGCGCTGATTCGCTCCCACAGACCGCAGTTATCGCCGCTCCGAGTGACGATCTCGGGCGCGGTCGCCGTCGTCAGGAGACCAGACCGGTAGGCTGGCGGGTCGTCCGGACAGGTCGGGCAGGACGGATCGTTCCATGCCGCCGGATCCGCGTCGGTAAAGCCGGTCGTGTACTGGCCACCGCCACGGTACCGTAACGAGACATCGTATCGATTCAGCGCTAGGAGCCCGGTGATCTCGAGCGTCTGCTGGTAGTTGGGTGAGCCGCCGGTCAGGTCGATGGGGACCTCGGTGTACTTTGACCACGACCCGCCTCCCGTTGCGTCCCGCAGGTAGACCTCGACCTGCTCGTTCCCGTTCGGAGTACACGGCGGCGTCGGGCCCCCGGAGTTGTACCACGTGAGCTCGATCGAGTTGTCGTTCAGGACGGTGGATCCGTCTTGGATAATCGGCCAGCAGGTCGGCGCGCTTCCGCCACCACCACTGGCCAGCGTCGAGTAGAATTCCGCGCCGCAGTACGGCTGGGCGGTCTCCCCGAATTCGTAGTAGCTCCACCGCAGCTGGTCTGGGAATCTGGTCGAGAGGATGTAGGCTCGCCGGCCCCACACGAACATCACGGTCCGATCGTGGGTGTTATAGACGGCGAACGCCTCTTCGGGAGCGCACTCCGCAACGAGCGTGGCTGGATCCGGGCCCCCGATGTCCAGTGGCAGCGCCAGGTCGGCGGACTCGCCACCTCGGTTCATGCGCGGGCCCTGATTGCTCCAGAAGAACACGGTATCGCCCACGGTCACGGCCAGTCGGGAGCCGACGCAGCCGTAGTTTTGATCGGCCGGGCGGATCCCGAAGGTCTCCGGGGAGTACCCGAAGATTTCGTACGTTTCCGTTTCCTTGAACACGAGCAGGACGCTACCGGGACCAGAGGATCCCGCCTGACGGCAGGTAATGACGGGCTCGGCGCGCTGGCCAGCGCGGAAGTAGTGGCGTGGATCGAAGAGGTCCGGATCCCCGGCCAGTGAGACCCGAACGATCTCGGGCCGGTTCTGGTCGGTCTCGTGCCCGTAGCCCCAGCCGACGAGGTACGACAACCAGCGGGTCACGCCCCGGAACTTGACCGGTGCCGGCGTGCCATCGTCGTCGAGATCCGCCTCGAGGTCACTGACGGACGGGCTGGTTTCGGTGCTCCACACTTTCGTCGCGGCTCGAGCCGCGATCAGCGGCTCGTCGTGCGCAATGAACATCCGATTGTACGTGTCGACCATGTGCACGATCGGCGGCGCGAACGTGGCCGCGCTCGAGAGGACAAAGAGCTCACCATTCGGATCGCCGCTGGCCTGATGGGACGGGGCCGCGCCAGCGATCGACATGAGGTTCAGGTGGAGCTCGCGGTTCCCCTCGTTGTACCCGACGCCCATCGCGGCGCCTTCGGACCGGATCGGGGCCAGTTGAATCACCTGATCCATCACACTGAGCGTGTTGTCGATGAGTTGGGTCGTGAGCTCGTAGCCCAGGCGAACCTCGGCCTTGCCTTTCCAGAGATAGACGTTCCGCAGGTCCTCGAACTGCGTGGGTTCCGCAGCCATCACCCCGGTCGCCCGATCGAGACCGCTCCCGAAGGGGAGGAAGAGCCGGCGCCGCTCAGCCACCGGCGGTCCCTGCCAGCAGCGGCAGGAGCTCTTGGATGTTCACCGCGGGCCGTTCGAAGCGCCGTCGCTCGGCGCCCGACACGTGCTGGACGTATTCCATGAACGACACGAACCACGAATTGCGATCGCGGAGCAGTTGGGCGAGCGCCGCGTCCTCGCGCGCGTCCTTGATCGCGTAGTCGATGGCGAGCTCGAGCTCGAGAAGTTCGTTGAAGTCCTCACGCCACTGGTCGTCGAGGATCGTCGTGTAGGCTGTCACCACGTCAGGCCGGCGGGCATAGAAGAACGTGAGCGTGCCCGTGGGGGCACCGACCGGTGTCGTGATCGCATAGAACGCCTGCCCGAACTCGTAGACACAGAGCCGGTGCGGTTCTGACTGCTGGTCGTCGAACGGGACTACTTCAACGTCTTCCGGGGTGGCGTCCTGTACGAGCTCGATCGACAGCGCGTCTTCCGGACGGGCCCAGACCCCAGCGACCTCGTTGACGTTGGCCGTTCCCGCGAACACGATCGGGTTGACCCGCGCCGCGGCTTGGTACAGACCGGCCATCCGTTTGTTGACCCGCCGCACCACCTCGGCTTCGGCAAACTGCGAAGGCTCGTTCTTCGAACTCTTGGCCAGTGCGCCGTTGTGGATCTGCTGGACCGTAGTTGTGACGGCCATTTAGGCGCCTCCGGGGAACGTGTCGATCGTCTTGATGCGCCGGGCCCGCTTCTTTCCGCCCTGCTCCATGATGAACGAGGAGTACGCGCTGTTGTAGTCCTGGGCGAACTGGTTGACGTCGATCGCCTGAATCGTGGGATCGTTATGCCCCCGTTTCGCCATGACGAGTGCGGCGTAGCTGCTGAGCACCTCGAAGGCAGTGTCGGGCATCGGGTCGAAATCGTCGGCGAGCTCTACTGGCGTTGCCGGGATGGGGACGTAATGGATATGGACCGCGATCGCGCCGGCCCAGTCTTGCGCGTTGCCGTTGAGCCAGAACTGGTTCTGGACGAACCATCCGGAGCGTAGCGGCCGGCTAAAGAGGCGGACGTTCTGCCCGATGATCCACAGACGCCCACGATCGCCCGGATCGAGCTCGTTGGCCGGCTCGACTTCACCATCCGGGAGCACGTAGATATGCGCCGGGAACGCATAGCCGAGCGCGAAATCGTACGTGGTCAGGTCGATCACCTCTTCGACCGCCAGTACGGAGCTGTTGACCACAGTGACGTCGCTCGCGAGCCGCTTGTGAAAATTGAGCAGCTGGCGGAGCAGCACGCCATCCGGGGTTCGCTGGGGCGTGAACGCGGGGTGCTGATCGCGTGCCGCCGTGATGACTTCTTGCGCCGTCACTGCCATCGTGCACCTCTACGCCTGTAGAAGACCCTCCAACTCGGCTTGCCGGTCGGGTCGGGCGCCATCCTCGCGCGCGAACTCGATCGACAGGAACAGCTTGACCGCCTGCTTCCGGGGCCCGGCTGGCCGCGCGAGCTCCGCGGCATAGAGCTCATCGGCCATCGTCGGATTGTCGCTCAGCACTTCGCGCAACTGCTTGATGCTGGTCGCTGCGATTTCGCCTTCGACGACCGGGGCTGTAACGCGCGATTCGGCTTCCTCGAGCGCGCTCAGCATTTCCGCCGCCTTGCGCTTCCCGAACTTCCGCGGCCCGAACTTCTTGGTCGCCTGCTCGCGCAGTTGCAGCGCGTCGAACCGTGCTTTCCCGATCTTTCGGGGTCCAAAATGCGGCATAGATACCTCTCAGGTAGCCAAGCGCGGGCGCCAGCCGAAGACCTTCCGGCCACGCAGCCTGGCAATGAGGCCCGAGCGTCGTTCATCACGGACGACCTCGAGCGTGCGTTTCACGGCCTGTTGCAGCTTCTCATCGGTGTGCCCGAGCTCGTGGCGTAGGTACAGCCGCATCCATGCAGCATCCGTGTTCGGGTGGTGTCGGTACAGATAGTCCTGCAGCCGGAACCGCTCGAGGAGCAGTCGCCACGGGGGTTCATGAGGGAACCGCTCGAGGCTGATCCAGTCATTCGTCTTCGGATCGATGTCCCAGAGCACGATGCGGCGCCAGCCGGATGCCTTGAGCGTCGAGAGCCGAAGCGCCGGCCACGTTGCACCACCAGACTCCTTGATCGCGATGAGCTCCCGCCGGCCCCACTGGATGAGCGGGATACTTGGGTACACCAAACCGAACCACCACTTCCCGCGGCCGATGTAGACCCACTCGGCACGCGGATCCACCGCCCGAAAGTCTGCGACGACCTCGGGCGGCGGATCCCGGAACCGAAAGACGTCCGTGAGCCTACTTGCGTCCACGTTTCCCACCAGCGGTGCCGCCGGATGGGGTATTCGTGGCGCTCGACTGAGCTCGCGGTCCGCCTCGCGCCTGTCCAGCGGTGGCGATGTGGCCCGCACGCGCGGCCTGTTGCGCCGGCGCGCTGGCACTGGGCGACTTGCCACCCATTCCGCTCGAGGGCGCGCGGCCCGGTGGCTTCGAGCCCGAGACATCCGACTTGAGCGCCGAACCGCCGGACATCTGCGCGCGACCGCCGGTCTTGCTGGCGGCGATGCCACCGTGCGACATCGGGTTGTACTTGCACTTCCTCGCCACAGCTACCGTCCTTTCTTGCCGACCCCGGAGACCTTCTTGAGCCGGGGGTTGCGTTTGACCGCTGCCGGCGACGCCTTGCGGGCCCCAGCCGCGATCACGGCGCCGGGATCACGAAGCGGTTTCCCGCGCGCGGCAGCTGACTTCGCCGCGGCCTTGGCCGCTCCCTTGAACCCGACGTGCTTCACTTTCTTCATGCTGCCTCACTTACGGGACGAACGCCCCAGTCAGGCCCGTACCGGCCTCGAATCCTTCGCCCTGTGAGGGTGCGTGCCGGTATTCGGGGACCGCGACCGCGCCTCCGAGCGTCGAGGTACCGGCGCTCCGGACGGTCACGACGATGAGATCATCCTTCTCGCCGACGAGGTTCCCGACCCCAGCCACCTTGAGGTAGCTCGAGCGGGTGGCCTGCTGGACCTGATCGGTAGCCAGCACGCCCAGGTCGAGGTAATGCCCACCCCGATCGACTGTATTGAAGCTGTTCGCCGTGGACGTGTTGTCCGCGGTGGCGTCGAAGTCGGCGCCAGAAGCTTCGATCGTCAGGACCCCTACGAGCCCGTTCAGGGCGTCCGGGGTCGGTGCGTTCCGAATGGCCGTCGCCTCATCGGGGAAGGCCATGACAGACGCTGCCGCCTTGGTCGTGATGGTCTGCGAACCGTCGATCTGGACCGTCACCACGCCCCAGTAGCCATCGCTGACGGTAAACGCGGCCGTGAACGCCTGTGCTGCCGTGGCGCCGACCGCCGTGAAGACACCAGCATCCAGCTGGGTGAACGCCTCGATCGTGAACGTCACTGCCGCCGCCGCCCCGAACTGGGGCGCGCCGATCGCGCAGAGCTCCTTGCCGATGCACGCGCGCACCCTCGATCCTGTGGTTGCCACGGACCGGGCAAACGCGAGCAGATCAGTCAACCGGAAATTGTGCCGCGGCTTGAGAGCGAACTGGATTTCGTCCTCATCCGTGCCAGTCGGCGTGACCAGCGCGACCGGGATCTCCTTCCGGTGGAGAAAGGCGTCCTTGTGGACGTTGCGATCCTGTACTGACATGTCCCGCCTCCATCAGTCGAATGATGTGGAGCCGGGGGCCCGGAGGCCCCCGGCTAACCCACCGGCTCGCCGTCTTAGAAGACGGACGTGAGTCCCTCGTAACGAACGTTCTTGCGGGGGGCCATGCAGAACAGCTGCTCGTACATGTTCCCGACCGCGTAGTACGCATCCTTCCGGCCGACCGAATCTGTGACCCGGTTCCAGATGCTCCCCGTCCGGTCGTCCCACTCCCACTGACCAAGGGTGAGCCGGCGCCACGTGTCCGACTGCAGGCCGAATGCCAGTTCCGGAGCCAGCTTCCGCGACACCTTGAGGTCGAGCATGCGGTCCCCGAGATTGACACTCAGGCCCGCCTTGCCCCCGGTGTAAGAACGCGGATCGTTGAGGGTCCGGTCGCCCTTGAGGCTCTGCCAGTATCCGCGTGCACTCGGCCGCGACATGATGAGCGTGTCAAGCTTGCCGGCGCCCTTCACCGTCACCTGATCGTCGCCGTAGGTCAGGAGCTCTTCCGTCATCTGCCCGCCCCACTGCGGATCGCTGGCATCGATCACGATCGAGCGCCACAGACGGTTGCCCGAGGCGGTCCGATCGATGTTGTTGTAGGTGGAGATGATCCCACCGTCGTCGCAGCCGGCCAGACAGCCCGCAATCTCGCGGTCCTCACCGGCAGCCGTCTGCGAGCTCGCGCCCGCGTCGTCACCAGCGAAGAGGTAGTCGTCCGCGGTCCATGCGGCCAGCAACGTGTTGTCCCCGGTCACTTCGATCGAAGAATTTTCCTCGTCGATGTCCGTGACCTGGGCGCCCTTGATTGTGCCGTTCGCCCGGATGCTCTGCCCATCGGCCGCGGGATCCGCGACGATGCGCTCGCCCTCGAGGAACTGCAGGTACGCCCCCGTCAGTCCGTCGACCCCGTACGTGCGGTCAACGACCACAGTGTAGACGCCACCAGCCCCGCTGATGCTGGCGATCCGCGCCTTCACGCCCGATCCATCGGACACGTACATCCGGTCGATCTCGTTGACCAACCGTGTGACCAGATCGGGGAGCGCCCGCTCCATGTAGTTCAGGAACGCCCCTTCATCCGAACGGACCCGACGCATCGTGTCGCCCGTCATTTCGACCGTACCCTGCAGCTTCCGCAGGTACAGGCGGCTGTTGACGAAGCGCGGATCGTCAGGCTCGGGGATGTACTCGTTTTCGGCACGAGCTCCGACGCCAGCCGGCAGCCGGAAGTAGTGCGCCATCTCGATATACCGCCCACCGGTCGTGTCGTCCGCCTGCACGTTCATGTCCACCTTGAAGATGTCCATGAACTCAGTGTCCTCCACGATGTTATTGATGAGCGGATCCGAGAAGATGATCTTCAACGCTTCGTCGAGGTCGGTCGTCAGGGTGATGTCGCCCATGAGAACCGGAGTGCCGGCCAGTGCTGCCGGTGCTCCAATCACGAGCCACACCGCCACAACCCCCAACGCGAAGAGGAAGCGCTTGAAGCCGGTTTTCAGCTCCATGTGATACCTCGCAGGTTGATGCGTTTCAGCGACCCAACAGCACGCCGAGACCTTTCTCGCGCGCCAGCTTGAATCGCTCCTCTAACGTTTGGCCTGCGGGCAGCTTCGTTCGGCTGGCCGGGGCGCCTCCGCCTGGGGGCGTCGACGCGGCGGCTCTCTTCCGCCTCTGACTCGCCTGCATGAGCTCTGCACGGGTGGGCTGTTTCCGTTTCTTCGCGAGGCGTGCGCCGGGCTCTGAAGCGGGTTTGCCCTTGAGAAGTTGTGCGGCGTGCAGCGGATCGATGCCGGCAGCACGAAGCTGCGAGGCAAGCAGGATCGGCACGTCGTCGACTTCGATTTTCTCGAGCTTCTTCTCCCTGATGGTCTGAGCAACGGCTGTTTCGAGCGTCTGAATGATGGCGGTGCGACGGGTCTCGGTGATGCCGTCTGTGACGGGCACCATTCTCGCGATCGCGTCGCGGACGATGCGTCCCTGTTCCTTGGCGTACCGGCGTGTCTCGATCGCCGTCCTGAGCCCTGACTGGGCCGACGCGCGCGCGGCCTTGAGCTCGGCCTGTAGTACGCGCCGTTCCCGTGGATCCTCGAGGGCCTGCTGCAATCGTTCGGACAACTTCTCGAACACGGCCGGCTCGAGTACGAGTGACAACGCGACATCTTCGATGGTTTCGGGAGGCACGTTCTGAATGATGAATCCGGCGGGATCCGTGCCGATCCAGACCTCCATCTCTTCGATCAAGGCTCGGTCCTGCTCGACGGCTTCTCGTTCGGCGCGGAGCTTGCCCGCCGCCTCGTAGCCGTTCTTCAGCTGGCGCAACCGCTCGGCGGCTTCCTTCGACTCGACGACGATCTCGAACTCGTCGTCCCCTTCCCGACGTGGGGGAAGCGCGACGACGAGATCCTCATCTACGTCCTCCGCTTCACCCTCCGCCTTGGCAGGTTCGCCGCCTTTCGGTTCGCCTTGCTTGCTTTCGTCCTCGCCGGCCCCTTCCGGTTCGCCCTCCGCTTCCTCACCTCCAGCCTCATCTGTCTCATCGCCTTCGGCTTCTTCATGCTGGTTGTCCTCGCCTTCCGGTGTCTCGTCGGCGGGCAGGTCTGTGAGCTCGCCTGCTGGCTGCTTGCTCGCCTGCTGAGCCTCTCGCGCGCGAGCCAAGGCTGCGGCGATCGGCGAGAGCTTGGGCCCGTCGTTGCCCTTCGGGGGCGTCGGAGCGCCCGGTTCGGGCTTGACTGCTGCTGACATGAGTTATCTCCTGTCTCGGGCTGAGGCACGCCGTTTGGGGCGTGCGCGCTTACGGGCTTTGGCGCTGGCACGTTTCGGGATCTTCGCACCGCTGCGCCGGGCGGTATCGAGCGAGGCCGCGATGGCCTGCTGCTGCGGGTGTCCCGACTCGATCATCTCGGCGATGTTCTCAGAGATGGTAGCCCTCGAGGTCCCCTTTTTCAGTGGCATGGTCTACGCTCCCACTTGGAACTGCGCGGATCCGCCCTGGCCGGCGGCAGTCGGAACTTCGGCCTGCCCGCTCGGGCCACGCTGCATGGAGCCTTCCGGCCCACCCGCCTGAGAACTTGCACCCGGCCCGCGTTTTCCGGTACCGCTCGGAGAGGGGCTTCCCACTTGCGGTGGCGTCATCTGGGCGACCTTCAGCTGGATGTTGATGATGTGCAGCCCCCGATGGAACTCGAACGCCTTCCGGATCTGGTCGGACTGCTTGAGGTATTCCGGACTGGCCATGAATTCCTCATGCACCATGAGGTGTACGGCGTCGTCGTACCACTCGAAGACAGGCACCATCCGTGGGTCGTTCCCCTGCAGCAGTTGGCCATTCTCCTGCTCGGCCGTGATCCGGTGCACCCCGCCGAACTTCCGGGCCCGATCGAGGTGCGGGAAGCTCGAGAGATCGAAGAACCGCTTGATCGCTTCGGGGGATCCCGGCTGGCCGAACAACCCATTCGCGTACAGCGCGGCGATCCGCTGCTGGCGCTCGCCACGCCCTTCAGGCAGCATGGACTCGATGTCCGGTTGCACGTTCACCTTGCCTTCGGTGAACAGGGTCGGCGTCACGATGATCGTGCGGGCCGTATTGTCATCGCCCGCGTAGCTGAAAAGCTCTTCCTGATCGAACACCAGCGGCAGCATGGCTACCCAGTCTTCGGCCATCCGGCCGAATTCCTCGACCGCGCGGCGCATCGTCGGTCCTACGAATCGGTCCGAGTTGAACCGGAGCTCTTTGACGAGCTCGCCCGAGGCGTCCTGGGTAGGCGCGTCCCCTTCAGTCCCTGACAGGGCCCCGAGGTCGGTGATCTCGTTCAGGAGGAGGGCCTGCGTCTGGTAAACATCCTGCCCCAACGGTGGCGGCGACACGTACTCGAGCGCCGGGATGTTGGCGCGCCGAGTCACGACATGCCACACGCCCGGCTCATTGTCGATCTCCGTGTCCTCGATCCCGGCCATCGAGTCGATGATGCCTTTCGGGTTGGTCACGAGGTTCCGATGCTCGAGGATCTGGGCCCACCCCCGGTTGTAGGCCCGCTGCGCGCCGTTCATTGCCTCCTGAGGGGTGGTCCCGCCTCCGGGCCGGCCGGGGACGCGCACGAACTCGAATCGACGCAATCCACTCGTGTACTTGAAGCGGATCGGGCGTACGTCGTCGAAGAGCACCTTGTTCCGCGTACAGATGAGCATCCGTCCGCCGGGGCTCTCGAGCGTTTCGCGCATGCGCGCGTCTTGGGGCAGCGAGATAGGCTTGTGCCAGAGCTCGAAGACCTCGACCAGCTGCTCGGGCATGGCAGCGCTGGCGAAATCGGCGCCGAAGAATGCGTCGGCGGATCCGAAGAACCCCTTGCCGAACAGGATCCGCTCGAGCGCCCCCGTCGAGTCAGCCGTGGTCTCGGCCTCACCGACCGTATCGACGCCCCAGCGTTCCATAATCTCGTGGGGGCTCAGGAACGTCCGAATCAGGTGCCACCGCTTCTCATGCCACGGCCGCGGGCTCCATTCACCCCGAACCTGCAGCGCGTTAAAGACATCGACGTTCAGATCCCCTTTGCGCTCGACGTACGCGGGTCCCGTCTGGCGCGTGCCATCCGGCGTCATTTGCATCATCGGGTTGAACTGCTCGTCGAGCGGCACGTTGTCGTACTCGTCCTCTGTCATGGACGGCTCGCCGTTCTCGAGGATCGGCTGCCCGTCTGGCCCGACGATCGGCACGGGCGCGCGCGCCTCGCGGGGCATGAGCTTCCCCCGTTCTGGATCGATACGGCTGCGACAGTAGACCGTCCCGCTCGGGATCAGCCAGGCGGAGGCGCGGTCCCAGATTTCGGACATGCCCACTTCCCGCCATTTCGCTTTCCAGATGATGTCCTGTGTGACGGCCGCTTCGGCGTCGATCCGGTCGGGCCCCGGCAGGAAGGTGATGATCGGCGGGTTCTCGGTCATACGCGAGTGCGTAATCATGAACCACAGGAGCAGACGGTTGAAGACCGGGCGCTGGCGCCAGCGCTTCTCCTCGTCCGTCATCCAGCGGGTCACGTCCACGAATCGCCCGATGCGGTTGTTGTAGACGGTCCACTGCTGGCCCGCGAGCATCCGGAGATTCTCTTCTATCATCCGGTCCCGGATCCGCAGGAGCTCGTCTTGCGCATCCCACAGGGACGTTGCCCACGTGATCCGGTTGCCGTCCTCGCGATCTGGTTGGTCTGGCTGCTGGCGAATCGCGGGGATCTGTTTCCACGAGTAGAGCTGGACCGTGCCGCTTCCGCGGGATCCTGTGCCCCGTCCAGCGCCCGGCGGTGCAGTTGGCATAGCTACGAGTCCTTCAACGAAAGGAACTGCGCGAGCGTCAGAAGCTCGAGCAGGTTTTGGAGAGTCGCGCTTGATGCCTGCGCGATCGTCACGGTCGACGTGGCGCCGACAATCGGGTTCTCGCCGTCACGGGCGGGGGTGTCAAGGGTGCCACTGTCACCGACCAGATTCCCGCCGGCAATGAACAGATCGCCGGCCGCGACCGCGAACCGGACTTTCCACTGATACAGCGTCAGCGTCAGTCCGACCAGCGAGGTCTGTTGTGGTGTCTGGAACAAGAACGCATCCCCCTCGATCTTAGCGAAATCCGGGATCGACGAGTAGAGCGGCTCGTCCATCACCGCTTGTATCGCCGTCCAGAGCTCCCGCACGTCCGCTGACGTGTACGGGGAATCGACGATGATCTCTTCGTTAACCGGGTCGAACGTGTACGTTGCCACTCTGCCTCTGCCAGTCGATGTAGGCAACGAAGGTCTGATATTCGGCCTGTCGCTGCGTTTCCTTGCGGATCGCCCGGTGGAACTCCATGACAGCCTTGTTCGCGTGCTGGATTTCCGAATTTAGCTGCTCGCAACGCTTCGCATTCGTCCCCGTACGCCGCAAGAGCACCAGCTGTTGCTGGTACCCCTGCAGCGCTTGGTTTTGGATGTTCAACACACTCTGAATTCGCGCGATATTCAGATTGGCCTGCTCGATTCCTGCGACGAGCGCCTCGCGATCGAATTCCTGATTGAACCCCGCGGGCCGCTCCATTATGGGGCCGCGATGTCGTCGTCGAGGCGGTTAGCCGCGACCGACAACCCGGAGCTCGTGATCGCGACACCGGTCGTTTCTCCGGGGAAGATTTTCTGACCCCCGATCTCGCTCGAGGAGAACCGGTACCGGGCCACCACGTTCCGATCGCTCACGTAGATGAGCGACTGGCTCTCGAGGGTCGCGTCGGCGACCCGATCCATGTACGGGAAGTACACGTCATCGGCATCCACGAGCGCGTCCACGACGAGGTTGATCTCGTACGTGTCACCCACGTCCCAATCGGTCGGGGTCGTGGGGCTCCCTTCCCACGGCACCACGTTGAGGGTGTTGGCGTCCACGATCTTCGTGACCCGCCAGACCTCGTTCGTCTTGCCAGCGAAGGTGTTCCGCACCAAGTCGCCGATCTGGACATTGCCACCCGTGAACGTTGCCGACGTGTCGATCAGCTGCGTCGCTGAGCCAGTCGTGACGCCAGTCCCTTCGGTGACGGCTGCCAGCGTAACCGTCGTCCCCGTCCAGCTACCAACCCGGTAGCGGTGCTCGTAGCCAGTCGATACATCGACGATCCGGATCGTTTCGGCCGCTGGAGTGTCGTTCGGCGGCGTACTGTCGAGCGGAATCGACGAGGCGCCCTGAGCGGCCCCAGCAGCGCCGACACTGTTCTGGTCCGTCTTGACGATCCGCCCGCCACTGACCGTTACCTCGGCAATGAAGAGCCGGTCGTTCACCGCGACACCGCTGAATTCGACCGCGATCTGCGTCGGAGGCGTCTTGAGGACATTCTCGAGCGTCGTGGTCGTGAAGTTGTTCGAGTCGCCGGCCGGCACGTTGATCGGCACGATGCCACGGGCGAAGAAGAACACACCACCAGCGAAGTTGCCGAACGGCGCTGAAGGATTCGCCGAGATCGATTCCGGTGTCCCGTCGATCGTGGCGCTGTTGCCGCTTGGGGTCGGTGCGTCGAGCACGTCGTTATCGACGAAGGTCCCCTTGATCTGGGTCAGGACGACGACGCGATACCCGACCCCACCGTAGTTGTACGCGACTACGACACCCGTGGCACCACTGAGCGAGCCTTCGACGACCTGCCCTTCAGTGAGCCCGGTGCCCCCTTGGGCATCGAGCGTCGCGAAGACGTCACCGGCTGCCCGGTAGAACTCCCCGTCTTCGTTGCCTCCATCGGCATCCGGCAGCCAGGTGGCGCCCTGATCGCCAGCGCCACGCCACGTCCGGTACATGAGCTTCTCGTAGACGCGCTGCAGCGGGACGTTGTTGCAGTCCACCTCGGCAGCGTAGTTCTCGAGCGTACTGTCCTGATCGATGTCGCCCGTCACGTAACCGAAATCGACCGTCACGCCCTCGGCGTCCGCAGGGCCGTTGGTCGTGGTGGTCGGGGCCCCGCTGGAGGTGGCCGTGCACCCGGATGCCTGCCCTGTTATGACCTCGCCGCTCTGGAAGTCGGTCAGGTCCTTGCCCAGCAGGTAGTACCGGAGATTCGTGTCGGTCGTGTTCGCAATGAGCCGGCCGTGCGCCCCAGACGTCCCTCCGACGATCTCCTCGCCGTCGATGAACGCGGTCGAGAAGGCTCCGGTCGCGATCTGGCGCGGGCCCTCGAGGATGTTCAGGTCGGTCCCGGTCGAAGCGAACGGCAGCACGCCCTGCCCACCGGTCAGGATGAGCTCGAAGTGCCAGTAGACCTTCGATCCCTGCCGCGCGAAGCCGGCGAGCCGGCCCCCGTCGATCAGCGTCCCTGCCTCACGGATCTTGACGAGGAGATCGATGCCGTACTGGTTGACCGGGTTCGGCGAGACCGCGGCGAAGTCGACGTCGGCATCCCACCACGGCGTGATTTTGACCTTGATCGGGTAGGTCCCACCGCCGCCCTGCGCGTTCCCACCCATGAAGTCATCTTCCTGCGCGACGTAGATTTCCGTCCGCGGCTGGACGACACCGACCGAGTACAAGTTGCCCCACGTGGACTGCCCTGACGCGACCCCAAACGAGGTTTCGGTCTGCAGATCCACACCAGTCCCCGTCACGTTCTCGTTCGCTTGGAACTGGTTCGCGCTCGTGTTTCGGACCCATGCGATCCGCTTGGTCGCGTTGGTCTTGAGCAGGATCCCTGTTGCCGTCGAGGATCCGCCCGTCAGGACCACCCCGATGTCCCCATCGGTCGGCGCGTCGGTCGAGCCCACCGTCCAGCGCAGCTGGGTGATCCCGTCTGCCGGCGAGGCCACGTACGCCCAGGCGGCGCTATCGAGGGAGCCCCCGTACAGCGACTTCGGGCTCTCGTCGTCGATGAACCACGCATCCTCGAGGCGGTACTGTGATGGCGTCTGCGCGCTGATTGGCACGGAATACTGCAGCCGGCCCGGCTCATCAAACTCGTCTTGAATGAACGTGTAGAACTCGTTCACTGAGTAGATGTTGGGCGGGATGTCATTCACGTACGTCTGCGTCGTGACGAGCCGCTTATTTGCGTCGTCGATTAGCCAGTCATCGCGAATTGCCATCGTCGTTCTCCTTAGGTGGCCGCTACGGTGTCAGCCCGCTGGTTCGCGGTTACAGTGAGTCCGTTGTTCGTGATCGTTTCAGCGAACTCGCGCGGGACGTACTTCGGAGGGCGACTGGCCTTGCGGATACGCACGAGGACATCCGTATCGCCTGAGTAATTGTAACTGGTCGAGACATCCACGAGATCGCTAGCATCCTCGGGGAAGCTCGAGACACTGAGCCGGATCCGATCGTAGTAGACCGTGGCGGTTTCGGTCGAGGATTCCAGCCCGATTCGGATCTTGCGGAAATTCCATGCGGCGGCGGATCCCGTGAGTGCGCCACTCGAGACCGCCGCGGGCGTCACGTAGTCACGAGCATCGGCCGCGCGCACAGAGTACAGGTTGTTAGTCTGATCCCACAGGAGCTCGACGATGTATGGAACCGCCGTGCTGAGCGGCTGGGACCACGTGTAAAGGTTGCTCGAGGCGTCGTGGTAGACATCGAATTCGAGATAGAGAGATCCGGCGACCTGCTTGATCCGGACGATAATCAGGTCGTTATCCGCAGAGTCCCGATACCGGGCAATGACTTTGGAATTGCCATCTCCCAGTCCTTCGGCGCCGATGATGAATTCGAAGCTCCACCACGCGATCGCGACGTCACTGGCGAAATCGTTCTGAGCATACGAATTCTCGCTCGCCGCGGCGAGGCACTGGAGGCACTGCGCTAACCAGTCGCTCGGGGCCCCAGTCACCCCGCTGGTAGCGAACGCCTCATCCGTGGTCGAGCTCCCCCCAGTCGTCTTCGTCCAGCCGGTTTCGTCCCAGCTGGGCCCCTCGAGCTCCTCGCGGAACGTTTCGTAGGCGCTGATCGCCTCGAGGTTCATGAGCTCCGTGGGCGTCCCGTCCTGGATGTAGCAGCGGGAGTTGGCCACCGCATCAACGATTAGGAGCGTGCGGGCCGTCACAAACGTCACGGCCGGCGTTCCGAGGGAGGTCGAAGCATTCGAATCCGGGAGGTTGTTGATCGTGAGCGCCGCCCCGGAGTTGTTATAGACGTCGTAGATGTTCGCGCGGAAAATGATGTTGTCGTAGTCGATGGTGCCGCCTGCAGTGTGGCGGATCCCGATGTAGCTGGCGAGGACGAAACAGTTCTTGATGTCGAGGCCACTCGTCCAAAGCAGCGCGCCCTTCGAGGCTGACAGGATGTTGGCGAAGGTGCAGTTGCGGACCTGCGCCTGCCCGAAATTCGGCTCCGTGCTGTTACTGAAGGAGCAGTTGGCAGCGAAGTTCCCGGTCGCATTCGGCATCGTGAGACAGGTCACGTAGCCATTCTTGCCGACATCGACCATCGTGACGCCGTACAGTTCGACCAGCGTAGCTACGGAGAAATCGAGTGTCAGGTTATGCTCATCCCCAGCTTTGGCAAGGTTCGACCGTTGGTCCTGTCGGAAGACGGATCCGCCATAGCCGACGCGATCATCGCCGGTTCCTGAGGAGTAGCCGATCAGGATGTTCGTGACCCCGGTATCCACGGTCGAGACCAGCGCGATGTCTTTGTCCGACCCGTTGTTCATCGCTTGGTCAGCGCCAATCACGACATCTCCGCGCGAGATGAAGTTGCAGTGTAGGGCCCCCGACACGTCGCCAAGCACGACCCGGTAGTTGATCTCGAGCCCGCCATCACGGTTCTTCTCGATCGCGCCCCACCAGTTGCCATCGGTGGGCCCGTCCTTGGTATAGATGTCGTTGAGGGTGATGCACTGGGACACACGTCCCGCGGTGTCAGCCAGCGAGCTCGTGCTGAAAGCGGTATAGAGCAGCGTGAGGGTGGACGCTGTGACCGTCACGACCAGAAACACGCCATCGATGCCGGCGCCGACCCCGCTGACGCGGACAAAATCGTTCTGCACGTAGCCATCCGTGACCCACGACCCGCCATCCAGCCGCACGATCGTATCGGGGTTGGTTCCTCCACCATCGTTGAAGTTGATCCCGTTGGTCCCATCGGTGAACGTCGGGCTCGTGACCTCGATGTAGTTTCCGTGGAACATCTTGTCGATCAGGATCACATCCGACTTGCTGGCCGTCGCGGCGACGTTGAAGCCGACGCCGACGCGCGTGATGGCCGTCAACGTGACCGTCCCCAGTGTGGCATCTGGTGTGCGGTTCGCGTCGATGACGATGAGGTGCCACCCCTTCCCGACCCACGCCACATCGTTTCCGCCGACGAGATAATCCCGATACGCGGTTGTCCACGACGTTGTGCTCGAGGAGATCCGGACATAGATCCCCTTACTCGCCCGTGTGCCGACGAACGTCGTAGCGACGATGTTCACCCAGACCATGATGAGGCGGGCCGAGGCATCGAACGCGGTGATGCCCGTGACGCCCCAGCCACTGTCGCCAGTGGCAAAAGGAGCCAACCCCTGCGCCCCAGTGCCCTCGCGCTTGATGTCGGTCGACACGCCCCACTTCGCGGTATTCGCGCCCCAACCTGACCATGCCGTTGACGCATTGGCATTGTCGATTAGGGTGAGATCGGCCGAGTTGATTGCGGGAATGGCCATTAGTGGTGCTCCCGCACGATGAGCTCATACACGAGGCAAGGAACGCAGATGCCAGCAAACGTGGTCGGCAGACCGGGGATGCGCACCCGGCACGCTCCCTCGAGATTGACCCCACCCCAGCCCGCATAGTCGGATCCGAACGCAAATACGACCTGATCGGACGGGAAGTCGAGCGCCGGCAGAGTCTCTGTTCCATTCTGATCGAAGAAGTACCACTCCGAGGCCGCGAGCTCCGGATACGCCTGGGCACTCGCGACGTCGGGAAATGTCATAGGCCGAGTCCCGGAAAACGGTACGCGGGGATCGATGAGCACTGGCTCCAGCTTCCCGATCGTGGCCCACTTGTCGAGCCACGGATAGTCGCGGCCCCAGCCAGACGTATCGACGTGAAAGAGCAGGTATCTCACGAGTAGCTCAGGCTCAGCCGATTCGTCCAGATGTTGTCCTCGTTGCCGTTCCCGTCCGCCCACTCGACGGTCGCATCCCCATCGCTCGCGAACGTGATCCGCTGAATCGCCCACACCGCGGCGCCTTCGGTGGATCCGGGCGCGGCTTTCCCGAGGTACAGCAGCTTCGGCGTGACGCCGGTATCATCGAGCCGTACGGCTTTCTTGGCCAAGGCGACTTCTCCATCCTTGAGCAACACCCCTTCGATCGTGACGCCGACATCGGCGGTGCGCTCGTTAATGACATCGACCAGCAGAGGGTCGGGCAACTGCGAGGAGTCGAGGACGCCTGTCAGCTGGCTCATGGCGATCGAGAGGAAGCTCTGCCACTGCGCGACGGCCGACAGGGGGACCTGACTGTTCAGTATTACCCCGATGATCTGCGAGAATGTGACCGCCCCACCCCCCGCGCTGGCTCCCGTGCCGAGCTCTGGACGACGATCGCGCACGTCGGCGATCGCTCCGCCCAGCGTATCGACCTCGTACATCGGGATCCAGTCGGGATAGGCGAAACCGATCGGGCGGGCGCGTACGACCCCAGCGCTCGAGCGTTCGATGTACGTCGTCGCGTTATCAGGCAGATCGATCGTGCCAGCCGGAGACAGGATCCACTCGTTCCCGCCGTCGATCATGCCCCCGAAATACGCGAACCGCAGGCCGAGGAAGCGCGTCGGATCGGCTGCGAACTGGTGGTGCACCATCGCATCGATCTGCCGCAGGTTCCGCGTAAGCCGCTGGAACAGCTGCTCGAGATCGGATAGCTGCGCCCAGCCGTAATCGAGCTGCTTCTCGGACGTCGAGAACCCGACGATGCCCCGGCCGAGCGGGTCGCTCATCGCGGCGTACCCATGATGCGCGAGTACCAGATCGCGCGTTTTGCGCTCGACTGCAGCATCAGGCGCAGTTTCAGAAACTCTTCGCCATAATGCTCATCGGCCGGGATGTCGAGCACGGTGACGGGCGCGGTGGTCGGCGTCAGCGCTCCGGGGACGGTGGTCCCGTCGATCGATAGCCGATCGGCGCCGCCCGTGCCTCCGTGCATCGTGGCACCATCCCACGCGCCGAACCCATCGCTGTCGGCCAGCGTGATGCTGTTTGCCCAGGTGCCGGGGGCGAGCGCGGTGATCTTGAGCGAATCGCCGGTCAGGACCTCCGCGGAGACCTGCCCGTTGCGCAGCGTCGAAGAGCAATACGCCGTGTACCCCACGTCGGCCGGATCTTCCTTGTTGATGGCCTGCACCAATCCGGGAGCCCAGACAGTACCGGGGGCGTACGTGAATGCGTTGGCGGCACATCCACCGAGGCTGTTTTTGAACGTGTAGACTTTCGAGCCGATCGTGTACGTGATACCGTCAAAGAGCAGGCCCGAGCGCGTGAAGGTCGCGACCGCGCGCGTGCCGGCGGCCCGCTCGAGGCCGTTCTGGTCGCAGAACGCGGCGTACAGGACGACCGGATACTGTGGGTGCAGGTAGATCCGGATGGCCGACCACTGGCCCACTGGCACGATGACCGCGTTATCGGTGAAAGCCAGCAGGCTCGTCTGCGAGACCGGATAGGGATCATCCGGATACAGTTGGATCATCTGCGCCGGGTGCCGGCGCGACGGGGCCCCCAGCAGCGTCGTCATGCGCCGTACCAGCCCATCGCCTCGAAATACGTGACCGCTGCTGGCGCGGCGATCCCGCTCAGGTAGACCTTGAGCCACGGCTCGCCCACATGCTCCGGGGTGGCATCGGTCACGCCCGGAATGTCGATCGTGGTAGGCGTGTCAGCGGTGATCGCGACCGGATCAGCCCCGATGTCACTGGCAGCCCCACCAGCGAGCGTAGCCGTGAACCCGGTAGCATTCGTGATGGTCTCGACCGTCGTCAGGGCGTTCCCAGCGGTCCCAGGAGCCTTCGCCCACACCCGGAACACGGTGGCGGTCCCTACGGCATACATCGTGGGATGGAGCGTCGTAGAGGCCGCGTAGGCCGTCCCAGCCCCATCGGCCAGCGTGACCGCGGCCACGAGGTTCGCGATCGACTCGGCCGTGGATGCGCCGATCTGGACGTACCCATCGGTATCCGAGAGGGTGGTCCGGAAGTTGTACGTCTTGCCATTCAGGACGACCGTTTCGCCGTTGGCCGGCTGGCCTGAGAAGGTCAGGGCCCCGGTCGCGCGCGCGCCCGGCCCGAGTTCTTGCCCGAACCCATCGCAGAACGCCAGCGTCATCGTCGCATTCTGGTCAATCAGGATCCGGAGCCGCACCCAGTCCCACGGGGCGATCGGCACGTACCGGACATTCTCGAGGACGTCGATCGGCAGGATGTCGCCGGGGTTGAAGAGGTTCTTGAGCTTGGGGTTGCCTTCGGGCGAGGGAACGCCCTTCGACTGGGCGTTATCAAACACGTCAGCGATCGTCAGCATGCTACGCTCCGGGGTTCAAAGGGAAAGGCGAACGCCCGAAGATAGGAATCGTGGGTTTTCGAGCGCTACCGCTCCGAGGGGGGTTCTAGAATCTCGAGCGGCGCGCCACGCCACCAGAGTTGCAGTTTCATGCGGGCCGGATCGGTACCTGGCAGTTTCTTACAGGCCCGTTCCGCATGGTACTTGACGGTCGATTTTTCGATGTCGAGTCGGCGCCCGATCTCGACGTATTCATGACCGCGACCGACAAGCACGGCAACCAGCTGCTCCATCATCGTGAACGGTTCGGACGGCTGCAGTCGATCAGACATCGATCATGGCCTCTCCCTGCACCGCGGCATTGAGCATCAACTCGACTTCGCGGCGCAGTTCCTCGGCTTTCGGGATGGGCAGTCCCTCGGCCTGATAGGCAGCGGCCAGATCCTTAACGCCTGTCTGGACCGCTTTCGTTGACCAACTCTTCTGGACCTGACGAGTGGCATCGTCGATCCGCTCTTCGGCGGTTTCCGGTCGGACCGTCCGCGCCGGAATCCGCTCGAACGTGCCACGTTCGATGTACGCCATCCACCGTTCGCGCTCCTGCTCGAGTGCTCGGCGCGAGAGCCAGTGGTACAGCGTCGAGGCTGCCGCCCAGCCTACCGCGGCCCACAGGATGTTATCCACCGGATCCCCGCTGTTCCGCGGCATCCAGCTGCTCGCGCACGTGCTGCCGCTGTTCTGGTGTCAGGTCGGCATAGTGCTTCGCCGGCCGGGTGACGGTCTGGACGATCCAACGCCAGAGGCGCCGGTACCAGACGCGCTGCCGGCGCGCCCGCTCGTACCCACGAAGCGCGTCCATCAACTGCGAGCGGGTCACGAGCTCGAACCCTTCAAAGACTCGTAAGAGCTCGCTTCGCGATACGGGACGATTGGGCCCCAGGTCGAGCCATTCGGCGATCGTCACGGGTTTCGGCGGGGTGGCCGGAGGCGTCCTCTTCCCCCGCGGGATGTACTTCGATTTTGACATGGCCATGAACCACGAGCCAGAGGGCGCCGATGGCGCCCGTGAGCGTGAACGCGACGGCCACGAAGACCGCCATCAGGAAAATCACCATGTTGGCCAGTTGCTCGAGCATCAGTAGCCGTCCATTGAGAGGAGATTCGACCGTCGTGGCCGAACCTCGATTTTGGACCGGTGCCGCCGCCCGACCTCCATTTCATACGTCAAGACTGACTTCGACCACGCGCGAATATCGGCTTGCTGCCACGTGGGCATCGCGCGCCGCGGCCGACTCGCCAGCGCGTACCGGGTCTCGTCATAGTCGTCGTCGCCGCCCTCCCCCGTCATCGGATCGGCGTTCATTTTGAGCGCGTCTTCCGGATCGTCCGGATCGATCACCATCGAGGCGCAGGACTCGAACGCTTTGTGGTTCCCTTCGGTCTCCATCCAATAGACGTTCGGTTCTCCGTCCGCGCCGCCCGACTCGATCTCTTTCCAGGCGACCTGCTCGCGGAAGTTCTTGAGCCCCGCGGGCCGGCCGATGTTGGCTTTCGTCATAAGAATCGGCGGATCGAACTGCGAGAACCGTTCGGCCGTCGAGGGGGTGGTCTCGTCGCCCCGCGCCTTATGTTCGGCCCAGCAGTCGTGGCCAGCCACCACGTACGAAAGCTCCGCGACCGGGATCCGGTTGGCGATCCGTTCATGAATCCGCCGGTCGCTCATGCCACGACCACGGATCGTATCGAGCTTGAAGATCGTGCCGTCTTCATCGACCGCGTAGTGCCCGAACACCCACGGGTGCTGGTAGCCCCAGTCGAACGCGCCGAACTGGGTCCAGTGGGGCGGGATGGTGAACCGCGGGACGAAGTGCACATGCTCGTCGAGCTCCTCGAGTGCCATGCCGAAGCCAGCATCCCAGTCCCCCTCGAGCAGCTGCCGGCGGAGGGTCTGGGGCAGCGAGACCAGCGCAGCCATGTAGACCGGATCGTTCGCGTAGATCGGGTTGTCTGTGACCTTCGACGGGATGAACCGGCGGGTCCGCTCGACGAGCTCGCCTGAAGGGAGCGTGAGCGTATACGTATAGATCCGCTCGCCCCGTTTCCCGCACTTGTCGATGAACCGGCGCTTGCACCACGGGTGCCCCGGCCGACCGGGGTTGCCGGTCCCGATCATCTGGCGCCGCACTTTCGGATTTGGGCACCGGTTCTCGGCAATCAACTCGATCCAGACGCGCTCATCAGCCAGATCGGCGACTTCATCGTACCCGATCGTGGCCCACTCGCCACCGTGGTACAACTTGACCTCTTCGACCGTCTTACAGTGACCGAACTGGACGATCGCGCCGCCCGTACCGAGCGGGGTATCGGGATTCGGGAAGGTCCAGCGCTTGAGCGATCCATTCCAGACAGGCCGCTGCGCGAGCCGCGGGTAGTATCGGTGCGAGCGGTCGATGAGCTCTTGGACTTCGGGGAAGGTCTGGCGCAGGATGAGCGCCTTGTACCGATCGAGGTGGACCTGCTTGAGCGGCTTGATTAGGACCGCTTCCGACTTCGCACCCCCCTTCGCCCCGCCGAAGAAGATTTCGTCTTCGGTCGCGGACAAGAGTTCGGCCTGCCGGCGATGGATCGGCTTCCAGACGACCTCTTGGCCTTCCTCGAGGTCTACCCGCATGCTACTTCGTGAACGGCAGCTTCAGCTGCGACAGACTGGATAGGAGCGCTTTGCCGGCCGCATGATCGTACACGACCACGGCGACCACGATGACGATGATATGGAACACCGCCTCCGTGATCTCGATCGAGGGCGCCGTATTCGTGCGCAGCGGCAGCACGACGAACTTGACGATCAGCAGCGCGGCACTGACCAGCAGGAGAAACAGGGCCAGCACCGTCCGAACGAGGCGTCCTACCGCCAACGGTTCGCCATTGCTTGTCGAGACCATCAGAGACCTCCCGCGATCAGGGTACCTGCCACACCCACTCCGATCCCGACCACCAGTGCGGTCGTGCGCGAGGGACAGGGGACCAGCCACAGAATCTTACACTGCCGACTGGCCTCCCAGCGCGCCAGCAGCGGTTCGAGCACCCCTATTCGGGCTTCGGCGGTATCGGCACGGAGAGTCGCAGCCAGGACTTGCCGGCTGAGCGCCTCGAGGCGAAGGGCGCGGGCATCAGCCAGCGTGCCGAGCGCCGTGTTTTCGCGCTCGAGCTGATCCACGCGCAACAGCCGACCGGCGAGTACCCGAACCCCAGCAGAATCGGTCGCGTAGAGCTGTTGGTCTCCCACGTGAACCGGGTGCAGCCGCAGTGGTGGCAGCAGATCCGCCAGCGGCGCGAGCGCCACGCTATCCACTTCGATCTGAGCCAGCCGGCGAAGCGCGGCGAGCGCCGAATCGGCCGTCCGTTCATGGCGTGCGAGCTCCCGATCGACCGCGGCGAGCGAGTCCTCGATCTGGCGTAACGAGTCGCGGTGCGCCCGGAGCGTCCCTGATACAGCCAGCACGGTCGCGGTTTCCCGCTCGAGGGCTGCCTGCTGGGCATCCAGACTGGCATCCCAGCGGCCGAGCAGGTACAGGAGCAGGGCCCCGGCACCGACGAGCAGCGCCAGTCGGACCCACGGCCATACCTCGCGGTACGGATTCGTCACGATCAGGCCGGAATGAGCTCAAGTTGCTGCTGCCTCAGGACCTCGCCGAACCGCCGCACGTCTTCCCGGTACGCACCCCAGCGTGCGACAACCGCCGTGAACTCTTCGACATCGTGCTCGAGCAGACAGTACCGCTCGTGGTCGTCGATCCCGCAGTGCGAGAGCTCGTGGTCGAGCACGGCGAGCCGCTTGACGAGCGGCATGCCTTTCCAGAGCTCCCAGTTGACGATCAGGACGAAATCTTCGCCCGTGATGGTCTTCCAGAGGCCACTGACGAGGCTCATGCGCGCGATCTTGGCGCGACCGCGCCCGCCCAGCTTCTCGGCGAACAGACAGCGGAGTTTGGCATTTACGAGGTGCGGATACAGCCGCCGCACGAGCTCGCTGAGCAGCGCGGAGACCTGGGGTGCCTCCGTGTATTTCTCGTCCGTGTTCCATACCGCCGGAATGGTCGTCCGACTTACGATCGCCCCGAACTCGTCCCGGCTGCCAGCGAATGCCTCAGGCCACTGTTCGATTGTCATGTCGTCCTCACGATGCCGAAAGGAAGCGGTTCTGCGAGTTGGATGAAATCGCCATCGAAGTCGCGCGCGAGCCACTGGGCGAGCGCCTCGAGATCGACGGCGTACCGGGTTTCGAAGCTCTGACGGCCGATCGTATGGAGCGCGCCGCCGCCCGCGGTATGGTGCCACGAGCACATCGGCGTCCCGTTCCCGATCGACGGAACGTCTTTGCCTCCGATCCCGCTGTGGTGATTGTGGCTGAACTCGATCCGGCCGCTGCACTCGCCCGAGTGCTGTGCGACGCAGCGGAATCCGGCGCGGACGAACGCTTCGAAGCACTGGTCACGGTCAGGTACGCTGGCCATTGTAGACCAGATCCCAGTACAGGCCGACCTGCCAGTGTTTGCCCGTCTTGAGCCGGATGTCGGCTTCCATCGGCAGGTAGCCAGCCCGACGCACCCGGATCACCACCCGCCGGCCCACGGGCCGAATCACGAGGACTTCTTCGAACGTGACCGTTTCGCAGAAGTAGGTCGTGAACGGCTTCCCGTGTTTCACCCGCTCGTCGAAGACGGCCACCGACCAGTCGGCCGGGGCCTGCGGACCGCGCCAGATGGGCGTAATCACGAGCGCTTTGCCATCGAGGGTGATGTCGAGCCGCTGGACGCACTCGCCCCGCACGGCGTCGGCCCAGACAAACGGCCGATCGAAGCACGGGTAGATGAAATCTCTCACCGGAGGACGCCGATCAAAATCGCGGACGGCAGCATCCAGCAGACGAGCCGCCAGACGACTTCGCGCCAGCTGTAGACGTTCAGCGGAAACAGCGCGTCGCATTTCGAGCCCTGCACGAGCAGGGCCCCGAGCACGGACACGCCCCATGCGGCCCAGATGTGGCCGGTCAGAGGGTACCCGATGGCCAGATACACCGTCCCGCCGATCAGGTGCGCCCCGAGCGGGCTCTCGAGCAGGTAATCGTCCAGTCCCCACGGTCGGGGCGTCCCTGAGGGTTGGATCCACCACGAGGGTCGAGGGGGCACGTACCATCGGTGCAGCGTCCGCGGGTTGAACCACTCGGCGAGCCGCATCAGCCCGACCGCCGGCCGAGCCACTGCTGGTACTCGCCCTCGCAGTAGGCTTGCTGCTCGAACGACTCCCAGCCTCCTACAGGCCAGCCCAGCGCGGTCGCGCCATCGGCCATCGTAAGGACGGCACAGAACTGCCGCTGGTCGCCGGGATGCATCGCCCAGGCGCCCGGCAGGACGTCAACTAGACTGACCTGTACGGATGGGATCGTATCGATCCCGACCGAATCAGGCGGCAGCGGTGGCAGGTACGGAATCGGGAACACCCGGTCGGGCGAGCTCCGGAACGCCGAGACCCCGCCGCGATCGTCCCTCGAGCGCACAACACCCCGAACGAACAGGGTATCCCCAGGCAGCGGACTGGGCACGAACAGTGTATCGGGGCTCGTGGTCGCCGCGCCGAAGGCCAGTGTATCGCCGAAGCTCGTGCCAACGATGCGGGTATCGTAGCTGATCGCCGGCCGGTTGGCCGGGTTCGAGGGAGCGTTTACCCACCGGAGCACCAGTCCGACCGAATCCCCCGCTTGGAACGCGGTCAGGTCCGGATTCGCTGGGGGCCGCGCCGCCGCGCGAGCTTCCACGGTGCAGGCCCAGACCACCAGTCCGAGCGCCAGCCAACCGATCGCCTTACGCATCGATCCGCTCCTCGTCGAGTTTGTGATCGCCGCACCAGTCATCAGGGAAGGTCGCCGGCCAGCCTTTCAGGGTAGGCGCGTGCTGCCGACAGCGGCCGAGCCGGTACCGAGCATTCTCGACCTGTGGCTTCTTCGGTACCCACCACATGCACGACCGGCAGCGCATGTTCCGGGCCCGATGACGCCAGTTGTCTTCCGGCGCCTCCCGGTCGTACATCAGACCGCTGACGTGCACCGTTTTCAGCTTCGTTTCCTCGCCCACCAGTGGCCCAGTCATTCCGCCACCTCCCGCAAGATCGCCTCGTTCGCCCACAAGACCGCCTGCCGCACTGACCGCACCGCCGCACTCTGATCGGCACACACTGGCGTATTGTCCACGATCGCCTGCGCAAACTCCTGCCCCAACTGCCGCACAATCCGCAGCTGCCGCGCCTGATTCGTCTGCCCGTCCGGATGCGGCCGCAGCCGAAACAGCCGGTCCAACTCCATCACCCCCGCACGCCGCTCCCCTACCGTCCGATCCGCTGGTCGCGTCGCCTTCGATGCCATACGACCCCCTGAATGAACAACGGGCGAGGAACGGTGCCCTCGGCAAACCCACTCGGCGCCCCACCCGACGCCATCTGCCTGATCGCCAAGCCCCTGTGCCTGGATCGATCGCCGTCCCTCGCCCCCAGTACCACAATCAACCGGGTCCGCAATCCCCAGATGGGACCCATGCTGCCAGTGCCCCCAGTGCTGGAAAAGGCGGTACATCCTCCTCCCCGATGGGACCCACCGTTCCGGACCGCCCCCCCCGCCCCCCGTGCGCGCGCGTTTCCATGCTCGACCGCTGCGCTCGTCGCCGCACCTTCGAACCTACCCGCTCCGAGCGAGTGACGCCAGCCAGTCCGCGGCGCCGGCCGGGCTCATCCCCGGTCGTGGGGGATACGATGCCGGCAGACCCAGCCGAGCACGAAGCCGATCGAGACCAGCAGCCAGCCGGCGAGCACGAGCCCGATCGTCGTCACCGGCCGGCCCGGAACATGTCGGCGTTGCTGCACGTCGAGAAGTGAGAGGAGTAGAACGGGCCCGGATCCCCTGGCACTGCCGCACGGACAGTCTCGGCGTCGAGATAGACGAACAACCCCCGCAGCTGCGCGGGATCCAGCGGATCCGCCGGCACGGTGCCATCGAGGTTGAGCGGGACGCGCCCGAGCTTGCCATCCCGCCGGATGCAGCCGACCCACATGAACGACTCGCCGCAGTCTGGCCCCCGGCATGCCACGAGGCGCGACGTCACAGCAGCCCGCCCATTGCATCCTGTAGGGCCCCCTGTAGCAGTCCGCCCACGTCCCGCATAGCCCGGATACGCCCCCGGTCGTATGCCAGCTGTAGGGCCCGCTCGATCGCCGGCCGGCCGGGCGACAGAACGTCGAGGTTGCGCACCAACGGGGACAGGTCCCGCACCGTCACGGGATCCGCCCCAATGTCCGGGGACATGTCCCGCCTATTCGCCGTCCGTGCCATTGCCGGCCGGCAGAGCCCGAGGGTCCGCAACTCGCTGCACGGTGTACTCCCCAACTTCATCGTCCCACGGAGGCACGAGGATGACGCCCGAGCGCTCCCCCTCTCCCCGGTCGGCTGCCTCGTGCCTGAACCCGATGCCGACCCGAGCGAGCAGCCCCAGCGCGTCCAGCCGCTCTTTGACGCTGGCCACCAGCAGCGGCGCCCCCTTCCCTTCCGGCGCCTCGATCCCCAGCTGAGCAGCTGCACCGGGCGACACTTCGAGCCCGCCCCAGATGATAGCATCGATCAGCGGCAACGCCTCGACGAACCGCTCGGCGCAGGCCCGCCTGATGAAATTCGGGGTACGTCCCCTACCGCCCAAAACCGGCGACATTTGCACGCTCCGAGATAGGCACATGTAAGCTACGCTGTACCGTTCTAATGTCCACCGTTTCCCTCTTGACGTGCAACGTTTTCCCCTTAGATTCGAGGTATCCCGCACGACCCAACCCCACGGGCCCGCAGAGCCCCGCCACGAGGAGCGCACCGATGGAGATTTGCATTGAGTATCCGAGCACAGGCGCGACGTACTCACGTCAGGAGTATGGCGTGTACGGGTACGACGAGTATCCCGAGGGATCAGTGTTATCCGGGCAGTTGCGCCGGCACTTTCTCGGCTCGTTTGCGACGCTCGACCAGGCCGTAGCGCAGTATCCCGAGGCGGAGGTGTGTCTCGGGGTTTCGCAGT